TCAAGCACCACGATGTCGGAGGGGTCGGAGGTTTTATGAGAGCCACCAATATCACAGGACACAACATAGCGATGCTTGACAATCTCGGAGTTGTCGGGTCCAGCCCAAACTTTTAGAGGTCCACCAGCACGCTCTACGAAACGGATGTTGTTCATGCAAGCAGGGTCGGCAGCATCGTAGGAATCGCCCTCGATGTCGCCCACCATAATAGGCTCGATGCCCTTGCAGTCCTCTTCCATCTCCTTCAACTTGTAAGGGTCGAAGACGGTAGTGCCAGAGAACAGGAAGGCTTCTACATCATCAGAAGGGAACTCCTGACGCATATCGTCAAGAGTCTCATACTCCTTGGACTTCTCAATATACCAATGGATGCCCTCGAAGGATGCGCCTTTACATTCGTAGAGCCACCAATAGTACTTACCATGACCTTGCTCGTCATTACGATTCTTCCACAGCCAGATGGCGAAATCGGCACGTTCATCCTCGGAAGCAAATGGCAATATATATTTTTCAATTTCGAACCATGCCACGAAGACAGGAGTAAATGCAGACAGAGGTTTTCCGTCTTTGTCTACTGAGTTTGCGGCTACCCAGGCATCGTGGAACTCGTTTTCTCGTCCGTTAGGCGTTGACTCTCTGACGATGAATGTTAAAGGATCTGGCTGAATAGATGATGATGCAGCCTTGATGACCTTAGCCGGAGTCCACTCAGTGGTGTTCGGGAAGAAGGCTTCCTCAGTGATATGAGCAAGTGCTGCATCACCGGAGCGGCATGATTCTGGGTTTCGGGCAGAACCAGTCTGTATCTTGCAATCGCGTGGAATGAGATACTTGATATTCTGTATGGCTCCTGATGTCTTGATTTTGCGAGGGTCGTTCTTGAATGGTACACCAATGTCGTAGAAGAGCCATGTAGGAATGGCATTAATTAACTTCTCGTACATATCGAATACCTGTGTGGCAGATGAAGACTGGTGGCCAACGATATTACTATTCCAGTTTGTCTTCCAGAAGATCTGCAGCCAAGCCATGTAGATGTCGGTGAGGGTAGAACCACCCCATTGGCGGCACTTCAAGAGAATGACACGGATATAGTGGTACTGACTGTGAAGGCGTAACTGTTCGAAGACCTTGGCTAGTTTGATCTGGGCATTGCGAAGAAGAAAAGGTATATCTTCACCACCATCCTTATTCTTGATTCGGGCGTAGGCGTAGGCAAAGAAATAGAAATCGTGCTTACAGCGCAGGCGGATGAGATACCGGAAGACAGCATCGCGAGCCTTCTCTTGGTCGAAGTCTGGCATGTACTTATCGCAAAAGGCCTCTATAGAACCACATTTGATGATGGCGCAGAACTTCTTTTCTTTCAGCATTTCCACCGGAAGCCAGAGTTTCTTTCCCTTCAAGAAATCCGTGATGACACATTCAAAGCGGAGACCAGGGGCATTCTCTCCTGTAATTGGACGATAAGTAGCGAGGAGACTTTGGAGTCTTCTCTTATCTTCTTCAAGAATCTCTTTGAGCTTCTTATCAGAAATCTGCTGCTGAGGTCGAACCTTTAAGGAGGATTTTGCTACTGGCATTCGTTATATATAATAATGTTAAGTGTTGAATGTTAAATGTTAAGTGTGTTGGCATGTCGGATAAATCTCTCTGCCTTGGCATAGATGAAACCTAAACAGAATAGGACTATGTGGAAGATACCAGCTATGTAAGGGAGAAGGAAACCTATAGCCATACCGAGCACCATCTGCCAGAAGTAGATGCGGTGATACCGATAATACCATTGCGCAGAGAATCCCATGAAGAAAGAAATCAATACGGAAGCACCCAATACAGGTAATGCCGGATAGTATATGAACGACACCAAGACGGAGCAGAGCCAGGCAGCCAGTAAGCGATGGAAGCGGAACTGATGATGAAACATCAATATGCACCAGCCGTTGATACCCCAGTGTATAAAGTTGGCATGACCGAACATATAGGCGAAATGGGTGTATAATGGCGATGATGGAGACACAGCCAGCGAGGCATGAAGCGGAATGATGAAAGCCATCAGGAGGATGATGAGAAGTGTAATATATAATGTACGCATAATGGAAGTGATTTATCGAGTTATGAATGATGTTTTCTTATTGCGAAAATAATTGTTTATTTTCATCTGTATATATCTAGGAGCCATGCCCAAATTGGGCGCAGGAAGATTCAGGCATACATACACAAGATTTTTGGTATTGTATTCCTTGTATTGATCCATCTGCCGGAGACGCAAGAAATCCTGATAGAAATCTTCAAAGAGTTTTTCTTTCATGGCTTGGTATTTGCCGAATTTAGGCTTTTCCCCCTTGATGCGTTTACATACATACCGATAGGCTGTGCTATCGGCGAGATAATAGCAAGAGGCAGGCATCTTGGCGATGTAATCGCATATCTTAGCCATGGTGGTAGGATATTCTACCATCCTCTTGGCCTTACGAAAGAGCAGATACATTTCTTGATCTCTTTTAAGGTAAATTTCGGATATGGAATTTAGATGTTTCATACCAGCAAAATTAATTCATCAAGATGCAGAACTTATCACAAAGTTATGCGAAATTTTCCTTAATTTAGCACACAAATATTAAAAATGAATATTTATGGCAAAAGAAACTATTGATAATCAGAATGTTAAGTCAAAGCGAGATTCTTTTCGAGAGCGTCTTGCTCAGCGTTATCCGGACTTGAATATGGACGATGATGAGGCTGTTTATGGTCAACTTTCGACCGATTACGACCAGTATGACCAGAATAAGCAAAAAATGGATGACTTCAATAAAATGCTGGAAGACAACCCTCATGCTCCAAGTCTGGTGACAGGTCTTGTAACAAAGAAAAATGCAGATGGCAGCGACTTCAATTTTATCGATTTCATTATTGATGAAATGGGGCAGGACTATATTGATGCCATCAATGGTGACGAGAAGGCTAAGGCTCGTTTGAAGGCTAGTGAAAAAGAGAAACTTGAAGCCAGCGAGAAACTTGCCAAAGAAAAGGATCTTCTTGCAGCCAACATAAAGCAGTCGGATGATGAACTTGATGCAGCCATTAAAGAAGCGAAGTTGAAGCCTGAGGCTATTACTGAGTTGATAGAGTGGCTTTACAAGCGTAGCGATGATGGCGAGGATCACGATGATGATGGTTTTGTATGGCGTGCAGCTCGTTATGATCTGAAGAAAGAAGACTTCTTGCGCCTCTTTCAAATCAAGGACTTCGACAAGGCTGTGGCTGATGCCGAGGAGCGAGGCTATAAGCGTGGAAAGAACGAGAAGATAGACCAGCAGAGGCAGCTTCACGATGGGAAACAAGGCGGTAAGAAAAACATCAACATCGATGGAGGCGGTGGTGCACCATCGCTTCCTAAGGAAAAGAGCCGTACAGAACAGGTGTACAGCAAGATGATTGGAATGTAGAATAAGAAATTTATAATTAATAATTTTAAATGTATAGATTATGAAACAGTTTAAGAAATGGTTTGGTTTCATGATGGCGGTGCTTGTCATGATTCTTAGTGGTGGAAGTTCTTATGCAATGGCAGAAAATCCTCCTGCTGTTCCACCTGGTGAAGGTGGTGGTGGCCCAACTGGTCCTATAGATGGTCCTGGTGGTGGTGGTACTGGTCCTAAATGGGCAGGTGCTAGTCAGGAGCAACAGGAAAAAATGGGAAATTGGGACTACTATGTAGCACATGTTAACCCAACCGTGGTAGAAATGAAATTGGAGAGTTGCCCTATCGATCAGATTCTTCGAGCTTCGAAACGAATGACTCCTGTTGACAGCAACCGCATCGAATATTATTCCATCGGTCAGCGACCAATCAAAACCAAACTAACTGAGAAACTTGCTAAAACTACAAGTGGTGGCTCAGTGACATTTAAGGTAGAAAATCCTACTGTGTTTGGTATTGGTGATATTATCATGGTTAACGGCATGCTGGGTTATGATGATAATGGTACCGACAGAAGCAAGATGATTCCTCTGCAGTTGCGAGTTACGTCTGTTGACAACGATGGTAATCCAACCTGTTATGCACTGAATGGCAAAAAGAATTCATCACGTGGTAACAGAGACATTCCTGAGGATATTGCCATTGGAACAGTAGTAATGCGACTTGGTAGAGCCGCTGGAGAAAAGGAGGTTGAAACAGGTAGTTACTATTCTATGCCTGACAAGAGCTTCCAGTATTGCCAGCGATTCATCATGCAGGTAGAGGAATCTCTTATTGACCGTATGATGAAGACCCAGGTTCAGTGGGACTTCACCAGACAGGAGAAAATGGCGATGGACGATATGCGTCAGGGCCAGGAGTTGAGTGGTCTCTTTGGCTATCGTTCTCAGTCGAATGGTGGAAAGGATGTTGGTATGGTATACACTATGGGCGGCATCTTCTGGGAAGCTGGAAAGGATTTGCAGATAGGTCACTGGGAGCCAAAGATGCAAAGGAACGATAAAGGCGATCTTGTTCCTGTAACAACGAAGGTAAAGGTTACAAACTCTGATGGTGCAACTGAGGTTGTGAAGCAGGTATACGAGTATGTAATCAGCGAGAAAGAGTTGACTCAGTTTATTGCTGCTATGTTGAAGGGTGCAGGTAACTCTAGCCGTACCAAACTCCTCTTTGTTGACAACTTGATTTATCAGGCATTTGCTAACCTTCGCTCTAACAAGCGTATCATTACACAGACCGAAAAGGACTATCAGGGTTGGAAACTTGATTTCGAGAAGTTCGAAAGTATGGGTACTAAGATTCTGATTTATCGTCACGATGCTTTTAACTCCTGGGGTATGGATGGTAGAGCTTTCTGCCTGGATGCTCGTTATCTGGATAAGTATGTATTCGGCACATGGACCAGAAATGAGTTTAACGCTAAGGATCTCTTGATTCGTAACACCGCAGGTGTTGTGATGGAGGAGTATAGCTGCTGGGTACTGACCTTCCCTGATGCTCATGCGCGTGTTGCGAGACCAGTCTTCACCGGTGATGGTGTTACAGATGAGGAGATTCAGGAGGCAGCGTAATCATCGTATGGAAACTGATAGTTTTCTACATATATCAATCTAGGGGATAGTTGAGGCTAATGCAGTCTCACTATCCCTTCTCACCATAAACACAAATAGATATGTATAGATTTGTAGCTAAGAGCATGCTCATCTTTGTTGTGACTCTGCCGAGCGGACTGATCAAGAACATTGAGTTTGAGCGGTGTGGCAACGATGCCTATTCGTACATTACGGATAACAAGCAGGTGGCAGAATGCATCAGGAAACATCCTCTTACGAAGGCAGGCCGTATCATTGATGAGAGCCAGCCGGAAGAGGAGCAGGTTCAACAACAAAATGAAGAGCAGGTGAAGGACGAGAATGCCCTTCATTTCGAGAATATCACCAAGGCAAAAAATTATCTCCAGAAGACGTATAAGGTAGATGTAAGGAAACTGAAATCACCTTTGAGTGTGAAGGAGAAGGCTAAAGAGCTGGGTGTGGTGATTGAGTTTTAGTTTATAATTTTTAGTTAATAGGTTTCTTGCTTATGGAAGTTCTTATGAGTGACCTTGTGAAGGAAATGCGCATAGCTATGGACGAAGTGATCCATGATGAGGTGAATGACATCATTACGGATGATTCGGACACGGAAATGAAGCAAGCCATTGAAACGGCAGCACAACAGATTTTGCTGCAAGCACCGGCACAGATGATTCTCCCCAAAAGGGTGGAAGTTTCGCTGAACGAAAGAGGCAAGCAGGATTATGATGCCATCCAGACACAGTTTACAGATGGTCATGGATGCCTGACAATTCCTGAAGACTGGCTGAGACTGGTAGAGTTAAGGCTACGAAGTTGGCAAAGCACGCTGACTATGCTGATGGAACCGGGCAGCAAGGAGGCTCAGATGCAAGCCTCCCGGTGGACCAGGGGAACGCCCCAGAAGCCAAAGGGCATGATTACCACATCGCCAACTACAGGAAAGCGAGTGCTGATGTACTGGACTGCCGGAAGGTATGATGCCAACCATGCACCTGTTGGAGCTGTATATGATCATGAGGTTGAACTGTTTACGTATATCCCTTATCAAAAGTTAGAGAATGTGTATTCTACTGATGCTGGGCATGAAAAGGAAGTGGCCGACCAGAAGATCATCCTTTCCCTGACAGATGAATGCAAGAAATATCTCATTTATCGTGCTGTTTCAATCTTCCTTGTAAGCAAGAAGGAGAGTGAACTGGCAGAAAAGTATAACCAATTATCTCAAATATAATATTTTATGGCTAACGATATAGATAAAACAAGTCCTCACTACAAGGGTGATTTTGGCAGCATCTATGAGGTGAACAAGAAGTTCCCTGCAGGAGGTGTTGCTGGCGACTTTGTGGTGATAGAAGGCTGGGCACATTACTGGAATGCGCCCAGAGGGACTTGGTGTGTGAATGCCGAGAGAGATAGTTATTGGGATGAGTTGATAACGAGTCTTATTGAGAAGTTTAAACTCATTAGAGGTGCTACGTATATGGGCGTGGCTAGTCTTGCCACAGTGCCAGAGAAGTTCGGTACAAAGATGTATTATTTTGCGACCGTAGCTGGTACGTATAAAAACTTTGGTGATCTCGTCGTTCCTCAGGGTATCAATGTGCTTTATTCTGAGAATGGCAATAGCTGGGTAAACTCTACTTTGCTGGAAGTGGTTCAGCAACCAGGAAAGTCTGAGGATAAGGTAATGTCTCAGAAAGCAGTGAGTGATAAACTCAGCGACTTAAAAAACAGTCTTGTCGTCCTCGGAGAGAAAGAATACAATTCAATCAACAAGAAGGAAGACAAGATTTATTTTGTCTATGAGGAGGAATAGGGATGATTAGGGCATTTGGGCATGACATCGCTATAATACTAGCCAAGGGCAGGATTATTGCAGCAGTATATCAAGGTACGAAACTAGTTTGGCAGGCAATACGTTCTTGTTTCGGTGCCGGCTATTGGGTAAACGAGAAGCCGTGGATAGATAACGAAGGGTGGAAAAACAAATAAAATTATAAACAATGGGAAAAGTTTTTGACAATCCAATAACTCTAGACACTGACTGGGGAGGTGATGCTAGTACAGGAAACCTTCCAGTGTCAGGAAGACGAGTTCAGGAACTCATCAAGAAGACCTTCACCAAGAAGGGTGGATGCGTACAAATTAAAGATAAGAAGTTTTTGCAAATATTCGCAGACGAAGCATCCATGAAAAAGTATAATTCCGACACGGAAAAGTACGAAGATTTAGTTGTATCGCAAGTTCAGCTTCCGAACACCGGAGCTACACAAGCGACAATGAAAAATACGATATTAGTCACACCTAGCGAGTATACGACCGCTGGGAGTACAGAGACTTTTAAGTTTAAGTATTTGTCTTATTACGAGAATGAAGGTGACCTTTCTCAGGTTAGCGGTTCTTGCACTGTCTATGTTGCAGGTAAGCAGCGTGAGAGAATAACCTTGCGCTCTGGTAATACATACACTATAGACGTAACTAAGTACATCGGGGAGGACGTAACTGAGATTAGATTTACTATAGACAATGCAGAGGGAAGTTCTAGAAGCTATGTTTACGAAGTGACGATGGTCAACCTTATGGTATCTTCCAGCTTCGACAGCGTGACTGCATACGATGGTGTTATTCCTTTCGTTTACACCCCTATCGGCAACATCAAGAAGACCGTACACATTATTTTGGATGGCAAGGAGATACACCAAGAAGAAACTGAGGTCAACAACCGTCAGCAGACCTTCGATATTCCAGCGCAAGCGCACGGAGCGCATAGCCTGGAAGTTTATCTGTCCGCATCCTTGCAGGGTTCGGAACTGGAGAGTAATCACCTTAACTTTGCACTTGTCTGTATCGAGCAAGGAAACGAAACCCCAATCATCGCTAGCATCATGGAACATATATACATGAAGCAGTACGAGACGGTTTCCATTCCTTTTGTGGTCTACGACCCACTGAACAACCCAGCAGACATTTCCTTGAAGATTAACGATTCCATCGTGGCAACCCGAAAGGTTGACCGCACCCAGCAATCGTGGGTATACAAGGCTATGAGCCAAGGCGATGCCACTATGACGATAACTTGCAGAAGTGTAAGTAAGACATTCCAATTGACTGTAGACAAGTCTTCTATCACATCAGAGGCAGAAACTCAGAACCTTGAGTTGTTCCTGACATCGCAGGGAAGGAGCAATCAAGACACAGACAGAGAAACATGGGAGAACAACGGAATTGCGGCTTCGTTCTCAGAAATGAACTACATAACAAACGGATGGATAGTCGATAAGGACGGCAACACAGCCATGCGATTGAGCGGTGGAGCGGCAATGACTATTCCTTTGAAATTATTCTCCAAGGACATCAGACAGACTGGCAAGACCATAGAGATTGAGTTTGCTGTTCGCCAAGTGATGGACTATGAAGGTGTTGTTCTCTCTTGTCAGCAGGGTGGCATTGGTTTGCGACTGACCCCGAACACAATATCCCTAACTTCGGAGCAGTCCACACTGGAGACAAAGTATAAGGAGGATGAGCGAGTGCGTGTGTCCTTCGTGGTTGAAAAGCGAGCCAACAACCGATTGATGCAGATTTATATCAACGGTATCAAATCGCAGTCACTGCAATACCCAGCCAATGACGGATTCGTTCAGCCATCGCCAGTGGACATAACCGTAGTATCATCTACAGCCACAATAGACATATACAATATCAGGAGCTACTCTAACAACCTCAACGCACAGCAGCTACTGGATAACTATATTGCAGATATGGACGATATAGACAAGAAACTGACCATTTTCAACCGCAATCAAGTTTATGATGCATACGGCAATTTGAGTTATTCTAAGATGCTGGAGCAGATACCTTGCCTTATCATTACTGGCGAGTTATCGCAGTTTAAGGGAGACAAGAAAACCGTGAGCATTGAGTACGTTGACAAGAACCATCCAGAGAAGAGTTTTACTGCTGATGGTGTTGTTTTGAATGTACAGGGTACATCTTCCCAGTACTACCCACGAAAGAACTATAAGGGGCAGTTTAAGAAAGGTTTCAATATGACGGAGAGCGGAAAGCATCAAGACATGTTTACGCTAAACGATGAGGCAGTATTGCCAGCAGCAAATTTCTGCTGGAAGGCTGACTTTGCCGAGAGCAGTGGCACACACAATACCGGTTTAGCTAACTATATCGGTTGGATGCTCAAGGAGGCGGGCATACAGACAGAGCCACAGAAAAAGAACTCACTCATCCGTACGACCGTATATGGAGAACCATGTTTGATTTTCCACAGAAGCAAGGCAGGTGATACACCTATGTTCATCGGCAAGTACAATTTCAACACCGACAAGAGTGCAGAGAACACATTCGGATTTGCAGAGGGGGATGAATCGTGGGAGTTTCTGAACAACACCAGCGACCGCTCGAATTTCCGTTCGGCAGACTTTTCAGATGATGGCTGGAAGAATGATTTCGAGGGTCGTTATCCAGATGGAAACGAGGATATTTCTCACATGAGGGAAGTGTTCACTTGGGTTGTTTCATGCAAGGACAATATAGAGAAGTTCAAGGCAGAGTTCGCTGAGCATTTCGACAAGAAGACAATTCTCTTCTACTACATCATCACTTTGGTTTTCGGAATGGTTGACCAAAGGGCGAAGAACCAGTTCTTAACATTTTATGTTGGTGGAAAGTGGATTTTTATCTTCTATGATAATGATACTGTCTTCGGCATCAATAACGAGGGCGCAATACAGTTTAGCTACGATATAGAAATACACGACATTATCGGTAACTTGAATGTATGGAACGGTGCAAACTCCTTGCTTTGGGAGCTTGTGGAGCAGGCTTTTTCTTCCGACATCACGAAGATGTACCAAGACTTGCGTCAGAAGGGCATTCTAAGCTACGACAAGATTATCGAGTTCTGCAACACAAGACAGAGCGATAAGTGGTGCGAGAGCGTCTATAATGAGGACGGGTACTTCAAGTACGAATCGCCTTTGATTGACGGATATACTGACTATTCCACTGGAACTGCGCAGACCGTGAAGACTGGTGCGTTTCTCTATGCCCTCCAAGGTAGCCGAGATGCACACAGAAGATGGTGGCTCTACAACCGATTCAAGTACATGGATTCTAAGTTCCAGGCAGGCTCTTCATTGTCTGACTACATTACTTTCCGAACATATACACCGAATGTATGGGCAGGTGTCGAGCCAAAGGCAGACATCACCATCGGTGCGTTCTCGGCAATGTATGGAACTATTCGATGGGGTAGCGTGACCAAGAGTGAGAGAATGCGAGAAGGAGAAGTGAAGACTATCACTGCACCTGCTGGCATCAAGTTCAACGATACCGAGACCATTATCTACAATGCTTCTATGATTAAGACTATTGGCGACTTGTCGGCTCTATACGTTGGCACGGTTGATGTATCGAAGGCAACGAATATCACGGAGTTAATTATCGGTTCTTCCAAGGCAGGCTATCAGAATCGAAACTTCAGCGTTCTCTCGCTTGGCAACAATGCGAAGTTGCACAAGCTGGACATTCAGAACTGTCCTAACTATACAACAAGCATTGACGTGAGCGGTTGTGAGAACATAGAGGAAGTGTATGCAAAGGGAACGAAGGCTACAGCCGTGAATCTTGCTGAGGGTGGTGTGCTTAGAATTTTGGAACTCCCAGCCACCATTACCAATTTGACTTTAAAGAATCAGCCGAAGCTTGGTACTGGTCTATCAGTAGATTCGTGGGCGAACGTAACCACACTTGTTATAGAGAATTGCCCGAATATCGAGCCACTAGACATTGCCGAGAAAATCCTTTCCTCGGACAATGCACTCGTATACGTAAGATTCACCAACATCGATGCACTGAAAGCCAATTTCACGATACTCAACAAGCTGTCGAACATCAAGGGTGTCGGAGACAATGGGGAGTACACTTCAATCGCATATTTGAGCGGAAAATATACTGTGTTTAAAGCTGGTGAGGAAGACATCGAGAGAGTGAAGAGCATTTTCCCTCATTTGTCAATTTCAGTAAGAACCGTACTGAAAACAATATTCGCCACCTTCAAAGTGGTAAGCCAGTACGGAGCAATAAAAGGAGCGACCGTGGAAATCAATGGCTTGACATACGACCTTTCTTCGGGAACGGTAAAAGTGCCATTGGCAAAAGGAGAACTCTACAATTACGTTATACGATATAGTGGAGGCGAAGATAGAGGAACCATTCAGTCTAGTTCGGACACGACAATATCAAAGTCGTACAATATTGAATTTGACATAATGACGATGAAGCCAGAGCCTAACGGAAAGATGCAATTATTGGTAATGGGAACGGCTATTAGTATAAGTTCGTTCGATGAAACAATCATGGACTGGGGAGATGGAACAACGGATTCCGAACATTCACATACATATACAGACGGCAATTCTTTGCATAACATCTCTATAGATTCCGCAGACGATAAAATAGCAAATATCGTATTTTACGGAAATGCCGTTTTGGCTTTTTGGGGCATCGGAAAATCAAAGGCTAGGATTGGTTATTTTGCTTCCCAAGTAAAATTGGAATACATCAGCGATGATTTATTCTACAATGGCTATAGTAGTGATGTGTATATGTTTTTCCAAAATTGCTCTAATCTTAAAGAGATACCAGCCAAACTGTTTGAACCGATAACAGATTTGACATCAATGCATTATTATAGAAATAGTGGTATGTTTGCTTATTGCACTTCCTTAAAGGAAATTCCAGCAGGGCTTTTCGACCCATTAGTCAATCTGGAGACTGCTTCCGGATTGTTTTACAATTGCACTTCATTAGAGAAAATTCCAGCAGGGCTTTTTGATAAGCTTGTAAGAGTAAATTTCACCACTGATGAATCTGGTAATGGACTTTTCGAGAATTGTTCCAATCTAGAGGAATTCCCGTACAACTTGTTTGATAAGAACGTGAAAACTAGTAGGTTTTATGGCGTATTCAGAAGCACAGCCTTGAAGGTCGGTTTTCTGCCACTCTGCAAAGAGTCCAATGCTAGCCATGAAATCATCTACAGATATTGTGAAAATATGCAGAAGCTCATCGCCCGAACTGCCACACCTTGCACTATAGATAGTGGCACAATTCCGGATGACGTAGGTCAGTTAAAAATATACGTTCCAGATTCAGCGATTGAGGCATACAAGGCGGCGACGAACTGGAGTGCCTACAAAGATAAGATTGTCGGTTGGAGCGAGTTGACGGACGAGGAGAGACAGAAGTATGAATTAACAATATAAACGATTAGGATATGAAGATAGACAAAGACAACGACAAGCACATCATCGCTGATGATGGCAAGACGTTCGAGCGCATCGCAGATGGCACGAACTATGGAAAAGAGATTTATCTAGGGTATTCGTATTTCATTGGTGGGGAGAAGTTGGACGTTCCCCACCTTGACACGCCCGAGGACTTCCGGGAGGTTGACGAGCCAAAGGAAGATGAACAAAAAGAGAACAGAGATGAATGAACTATAAGTCTCTGAGTTTAGAAACTTAAAAAATAGATATATGAAGAATAATAAGAAGCAATTACATGAAGCACTTGCAGTGCTTCTTACTAAATTATCATCAGCAATGGACAATCCATTGCTGATGGATAACTATGTGGTTAAAGCCTTGCGCACGGTTCTTTTGGAATACAAGGAATCGGGTGAGCTTTATGATGCCTACAAGGAGCAGATACAATCTACAATGGAGAGTGACAATCCTTGGATAGGTATGCTGATGAAATCGATTGGCGGTGATGTCTCTGTCAAAGAGAGCATGACCGATGAAGCCATCAAAGGGATGGTAAACTCTATGTTAGGAGAATAAGCTATGAAGGATTGGACTGGAAATAGAAAGAGTACGTTCGTAACCTTGGGAGCATCCAATCACACGGACAAGGTGCGTGAAAGCAATGACTTTTACGCTACCGATCCTATAGCTATCGACAAACTAGTGAAAGCTATACAGCTTCCTCATAAGATTTGGGAGTGTGCTTGTGGTACTGGGTGTTTGTCTGACAGATTGAAAGACTTTGGACATGATGTTTTCTCCACTGACCTTGTGGATAGAGGCTATGGGGGGGCAAGCGATTTTTTGGTAACCACCGAACTGCCGAACGATTGTACTTGCATCCTTACCAATCCGCCATACAAGTTTGCTCTGGATTTCATCAAGCACAGTTTGGAACTCCTTCCTGATGAAGGTCTTTGTGTCATGTTCTTGAAGACTACTTTTCTAGAAGGACAAAAGAGGTATGAGGAGCTATTTAGCAAGCATCCACCTCAGTACGTTCTTCAATTCTCCCGAAGAGTTCTTTGCGCCAAGAACGGAGAGTTTCAGAGAATGAAGGACGGAGGAGGCAGCGCTGTAAGCTATGCATGGTTCGTTTGGATGAAAGGTTATCATGGTGATACTGTCATCAAGTGGATATAATATAATAAGGTGTAACTCTTTATAGGGCTACACCTTATTATTTATAGGTCTATCAATATTCTCACAGATGTACATATCAAATGAGCTGCAATCTGTATGACCGGAGGCCTTTCAAGAATAATTTGCTTACAGATTGTTACTTTAGCAAAGTTTAACTATAAAAATATTGCTCAAAATAAATATTTTTGTGCAGTATTGTTTATTTTTGCAGCACTTTCCTTATTATTAAGAATGAGGAACTAAGAACAAATAATAAACACAAAAACAAAAGGAGAAGAATTTATGAGTAAAGAGGAAGAAGATGAAGTACATCGGTTAGTTCAATCAGTCGGTGTTGTACAGTTGTCAAGAGTAATGTTTAAGGACATGGACGTTAGCGAAATGATAAACGTCATTATCCTTGCAGGTAGAGGCTACAGCGTAAAGCTACTCACTTGGTTTAAGTATTATTGTGAAGTGATGCCTCTGTTTATCATGCTTTTTCATATTGCATGCATGGTAACATTTGCGTCTCATGAAAAAGAAATGTGCGTATGGTTTAAGGAGAATTGGGTATCGGCAGCATTTATCTATTTCTCAGTTTACATCCATCCGCTTGTGCTTATACTTGCTAGCAGATTCTTTTGGCTCTGCTACAGATGGCGTATTCCGATGATCATCTACCTATTTGGGATAAATGCTATTCATATTGTATACTGGAATGTTTTTACCACCAACGAAATGGTGGAATCTAATGTTGTAATACTTGTAATGACCATTATATTTTATGTATATGGTTTTGCCGATAAGTATTACTCAGGCAAGGGCTGTCAAAGTTTAATCTCTAGATTATAATGATATGGGAAAGTTATTTGGTTATCACACCTTGGGAGTGTTATTAAAATCGTTATCGGATTCTTGTTTTCGAGCAGACGAGCAAGAGAAGAGAGGGGAGAAGGTAACTGCTTGTGGAATGAGTAGCGATGAGATAGAAGACCTTTGTGAGAACTATCTGCCGTATGCTCTCAACCCAATGATGACTGCCGGGCAAGTGAAGAAGGAGGCGCATATCAGCGAATCTACTCTAAGAAGGGCTATCGCTGATGGGGAACTGGAGAGCGTGGGGAACGCTGGGGATCATTCTCATTTCTTCAAAAAATGGGATGTTAGAGAGTTTATCAAGAAAAGATTGAAAAGAAACAAGAACTAAGCCCTATCGCAACACGGATAAGCGATATGAATATGGTAACATTTTTATTTGTAGAGTGTGCTATCATTATAATATTGAGCGTTTCGTTTAATATCTTTGTTTGGTGGACAGGAGATTATAAACGCAAGAAGTGGTTGTTTGCGTGGCTAACATTTATCAATGTGATAGCGATTGCTGGAACCATCATCACTTATTTTATGGGTAAATAACAGAATAATGAAGAGAAGCTGATGAGGCTTCTCTTTTTTTGATATGGGTCTATGTCAACTTAAATCATTGAAACTCAGCCACTAAAAGAATGTTTGACAGAGTTATGAAACATGTAGATATTTTGGGATAACTTTGCTGCCGTAATCGATTACATGTGTGAATAAACAAAATGTACAACTTTTATTACTTTAGGAATTATGGCAGAAGAAGTAATTAAGACTACCTCTTGTTGCAACGATGCAATGATGGGTGGTTTGCTTGGAGCGATGGCAAATCGTGACAGCAATCCTTTGGCAATGGCGGCTATGATGCGTAACCGTGACGATGATGATATGTGGAACAATCCTTTCGCCTACATGATGATGATGGGCATGATGCGATACATGTATGGTGCAGACTGGAACAATCGTGACAATGGCGCAGACGTGCAGCGTGCGGAGATTCAGAGTCAAATCGAGAGCTTGCGCAACCAGATGGCAGACAACCAGAACAGCAACTTGCTGATGGGGGCGATCCAGGGTAACGGCAACGACCTTAAGATGTTGGCAAGCAATCTGAACTGTGACTTCAACGCCTTGCAGAACTCTATCTGTGGCATCCAGGCTGGCATCCAGCAGCTTGGTGGTCAGGTAGGATTCTCGGCAGAGCGAGTAATCAACGCCATTTCGCAGGGTAACTTGCAGATGACAATTGCGCTTAAGGATTGCTGCTGCCAGACGCAGCAGAACATTATCCGTATGGGTTATGAGAACCAGATGGGCCAGAAGGACATCATTAACCAGATGCAGCAGGGCTTTAGCTATACCAACACTGGTATAGAAAGAGCTGCTTCGAACCTTGGTTTCCAGATGCAGCAAGACAAGTGTGACATCATCCGTGCAGGTGAGAACAACACTCAGCGTATTATTGACACCTTGACAGGCCATTGGAGCCAGGAGCAAGCAAACGAGATTCAGGACTTGAAGTTTAAGAACTCTCAGTTGCAGCAGAACATCTACTTAGCCAATCTGATGAATGGCGGTTGCGGATGTGGCGCAGGTGTAGCAGGTGGCTATCAGTAAAAAAGTAAAGAATGAAACAGAAGCGTAGTGGTATGAACAAGATTTCTCCAGTGGGTTTGGCTACTACAGCATTGGTAGCCAACCAAGTTTCAGTCTTAGCTACTTACAATGAGAAGCTTTGCAGACCTTATTGCGTGAATGGCAATGTGCAGCCGGAGGCAAGCATAACCTACAGTTATGAGCAGCCTATCCTGAATGGTACAACGGTGTTTGTGCCTATCGTGGCAACAATCTCCATCATTTCGCCTGTAATAGGCAACAGAAACGTGATGAGAGCGCAGCCATTGATTTACACGGAAAGATGGGTAGCAGCCTTCCAAGGGCAGACAGCTCTGCCAACGGCTGTGACCATCACCAGTGTAGGAAGAACGCAAAAGGCTAACGATGTGGTATGCGGAAAGGCTAGAGGCCTTAGCATATTTGACAGTCTAACCGTAGCATTGACTACTGCTTAGTATCATTATAGGGGGAAATGGTGGATGGTTTGTTAGCCATCGTTTCCCTCGCATTATCCATTTAAAACGATACGATTATGATATTTAAAGATTTAAAGGCAGGTTTCCCGGTCTTTTTGTTTGACCGGGCGACTAGAAAATTCAAGCAGGGTAAAGTGATGAATACTCCAAGCCCTGATATTAGTGGTAGCAAGCCCAACATGATGCCACAGATGCCTGGCATGCCAAACTTTGGCACCATGAACGTGAAGGTGAATGTTCAGACGGAAGACGGAAAGCAGTCAACCTATTCGGTAGTTGATACTGAGCAAACAGCATACAGCGACACCCTTGTAATCTCTTGTAGTAAGGAGAGTATCATCAACGAGGTAAACGCATTGAAGAACCAAGCCACTGACATCATCAATAAGATGCCGGACTTCGAGCAGACCGTAAAGGACTGTGATCAACTTCTCTCAGAGTTGGACACATCATTTCGTGACCAGCAGAGAACAAATCAGCGGCTCGACAACATGGAAAATAAGTTGGACGAGATTTTCAAATACGTCAAATCACAAAAACAAGAATGATATGAACTTAGTAGAACTTATCACAAAATATCAGAGTGATGCCACACCGGAGCAGATGGTGAAGGTAACCAAGATCATCGGCAAGTTTGTGGCTATGCACGCTTCGGAAGAAGACCTTCTGAAACTCTACAAGGAGATTTATGGGGTTGTGGGTAACGGTCACTTCAACGACTTCTTTGCTGATGTTCAGATCAAGAAGATGGTGTTTGAGGATGATAATGATGTAGAGCATCGTGCTCCTTACTATACCTCGGCCAAGACGCAGGAAATCTATGAGACAGTGAAGGACGAGATCAGGCCTTACAACCAGTGGGATTTTGCCGTGGTTTTGAACATGATCTACTCTGACAACTTTAATCTTATGAAGAAATGGTTCCCGGAGGACAGCGAAGAGCAGTTGATGGATAAAATGGTGGATCTTGCCGTGAACTGGCTGAGGGATGATGATAACCCTTATGGCCATTGTAAGGCTTGGGGGTACTTCAACCATTGAAATGTTGAATGTTGAGTGTTGAATGTAGAGTTTGTGGGAAATTCCATAATGACTAGAGATATATAAAAGAAAACTATCAGAAGAAGAGAATGCAGGCGGAAAATGGGCTTGTGTTCTCTTTTTTCGTATGAATTTGCGCAACTTATCACAGATAACTGGGAATGATGGCTTATATTTGCATCGCTTCCATAACGGTGTGGGGACGGATAAATGAAAAAGAAAATGAATGATATTCGAGGTTACTTAATTGGGACACTTTGGACCTTTCTGAGTCTGCTGGTTCCCATCAGAGATTTTATGATTGCCATGATGGTATTATTTGGGCTGAACCTGGTGTTCGGCATCGTGGCAGCAGTGTTTAACGGTGAAGAATGGAGCTGGAAGAAATTCGGAATGTTCTTTGTCTGTTGTGCGGTGTTCTTTGTGACGGTGGCAGCTCTGTTCATTATCGGGCACTTTCTTCACTCGGACACAGAGGCCTTGTTTTGCGTGAAGTGGGTGTGTATAGCAGCTACTTACCTGTTTGTTACCAATATCCTGAAGAATCTGAGGCGGATGCTGGTTGATGAGACACCTTTCTACAAACTGGTGGACTATGCCTATTATGCACTGACTCTAGGATTCGTAGAGAAATTCCCGATGTTTAAGAAGTATCAAGAATATAAAAACAATAAAGAAAATGGAAATGAAGGAAATCAGATTAGAGCAGCTGCTGATGGCAATGCCTAACGCAGGGAAGAGGGCAGAGAAGTTTCTGCCATACCTGAACCGATTTGCTGAGGAGTTTGAAATAAACACGCCTTTGAGATGGGCGCATTACTTGGCTCAGATTGCCCATGAGAGCGGTGAACTGAGATATACCAAGGAGATTGCCAGCGGAAAGGCTTATGAGGGTCGCAAGGATTTGGGCAATACCCATAAGGGCGATGGCGTGAGGTATAAGGGGCGTGGACTGATACAGATAACAGGACGAGCCAACTACAGCAAGTATGCCGGATATTGTGGCTATGATGTAGTGGAGAAGCCTGGACTGCTAGAACAGCCTCTTGGTGCCACACGTTCATCGATGTGGATATTCGATACCTTCGGTTGCAATGAATTGGCAGACGAGGATAATCTGAAAGCAATCAGACGGAAAATTAACGGTGGCTACAATGGTCTGGACGAATGCAAGGAGTATTTGAAAAGGTCAAAGCGAGCACTCAATATCTCATAGCTTATGAAATCCAAACATTTAATTATCTATCTGTTTGTATGGATAGCTTATTTCTCTGTACTCTTCCTTACGAGCTGCAAGACGAAAACCGTGATGCAGGAGCATTATATCACAGACAACACTGTGAGCAAGGGTTTGGATGCCAGTTGGCAGGAGCGGTTTATATCAGCCTTCGAGCAGATGGCTACATACCGTAACCGGGAGCATGAGACTTCGACCAAGGAGACAACTCATACAAAGGATAGTACTTCGACCACTGTAGACCAGAACGGAAAGCCTATCAAAACAGAAAGTTGGCACTCTGTTGTGACCAATAGAGACACTAAAGAGGTGACGAAGCTACAGGATTCTATCTCTACTATGAGTAAGAAGGTGGATAAATATCAACTCTTGATCGTGCAAAAGGACAGTCTGATTCGGTTAAAGCAGGACTCTATCAATATCATGAGGCGAGAACTAACCAAGAATGAGCAAAGGCTTGTGACAATAGGTAAAGTTAGCCTCGGTGTGTTAGCAGGTATCATCATAGCCATAATAGGTATTCTTGTTTGGTTGTGGCATAGAAAAAAATGAGCGTATGAAGACAATAACAATTAAAATCATAAAGAAAAGCGTGATGGGAGTGGTAGAAGGACTATCTGCCACCATTGCGCAGCATAACCCAGATGTGGACTTTCAGACCGTCTGGGCGAGTGATGGTGAGGAAGCGAAACTGGATATATACTATCGGGAAGCGATAACCGACCTAGAAAACTTCTTGGCAAGATTCTCTTCTTCGACCACACAGCAGTTTGACCTACAGGCATTGGCTGATGATTTCTCAATCACCATCAAGACTTTGGCTTCTTGGCCACCTAGACTAAGTGGGGTTCTGACGAACCAAATACAGAACTATCTGGTTCATGCTATCCTTGCCGGATGGCTGAGTGATTTTCCGGATATGGCTCATACAGATTATGCCGGTATGGGAGCGAGTGACCTTGACGCCATTAAAGAGATTTTGTTAAAGAAAGACTTTAGCTTTGCTGAGGCTGAAAGAAAAGCCGATGATACAACGAAAGAAGGGTCTTCGGCAGTTGATGCTGTTGCCAGAGGTTCTGATGCTGTTGTAAAGGATCATAGATATTCTTCTACAGAGAGAAGGGGAGTGGATGAAATGGAAAAGGATGCTTCTTCCTCTTCTACTTCCGAGAGAAAAGAAGACGAAGCAGAAAAGGACAGCAATTCATCTTCTACTTCAACGAGAAGCGAGGATGATTCTGATAAACAGATGAATGAGCAATCTGCTTGGGCAAGAACTTCGGACGGTGTAGGCAAGGAAGACAATTCTTTGGATGCTGAGGCTAGAGGCTCTGATGCAACAGTAAAGGATGGCAATACTATTGATGCTGAGGCTCGAAATGAGGATGCGGTAGACAAGGATGAGCAGAGAGGGATGAAAGGTTCAGAGCGCAATCAGGACTTTGTTTCGCAGCATTTTCATCAGGATCGTGTAGACTGGAGCGGAGGTAGGCCGCCTTATGAACTGAGGTAGATTTATTAATCATCTAAATATTTCGAAATATGGATAGTAAACTAATTACTTTGGACTTTAGCATGGAGCAGGTATGCAATGACATATTGGCTCGATGCTATGTGTTGAGCCAGGGACTGGTGGATGATGCGCAGAAGGACATCAGAGCCACTATTGAAAGCCCTGACAGTAAAGAGACTCGCAGCATTATCAACCGCGCAGTAACAGAAGCCATCGGCAATATCAAGGTGGCAGCTCAGCGTTATCTAACCTCAGGTAGAGTGGAGGATAACAACAATCTGGAGCGACTGGTGAAGGGTACAAGAAAGTATGTGTACACCGATAACAAGAACGGAACTTGGACGGAGGTAGTGACCACAAGCATCATCGGTCAGGAAGATGAGGAAGTGACTTCTACCGTAAACAAGGCTGGTAATGATCGGGAGGAAAGTATCTATGAGACTGTTACCCTGAAACTAGAGATTCCGAACTGGAATGTAGCTGTGACGGATGCGCTTAAGAGCAACATGCACCGGTATATCGTTGATTATACGATGAGCCAATTTTTGCAGGATCAGTATGCAGACAAGGCTGGACAGTATGGGAATAGTGCTACAGCAGACTTCAATAATATGAAGAGCAACCTGCTGAGCCGGGATAACTATACTTTGAGACGGCCTAGCTTTACGTAAGAGGCTATTGGGTACAGGCGATAGAATCGCCTGGAACGGTAGCTTTACTTAATGAAACTTTTTTTCTTCTTTCGTTTTAGGTGTGTTTATGGAAAGAGCCTTCGCTTCTGGATTACTCCTGATTTGCGAAGGCTCTTGTTTTTTGACATGGCTTAGAAAGCCATGGAACGGTGGCTTTTCTTTTTAGAACTTGCTGAAACGCCTGATGATTTCGAGGCGCGTAGCAAAGTATTGATTCATGGATTTCATCTTCAGGTATAGGGCGATGCGGAAGAAACGATAGCTGTGAGTAGCCATGTAGCTGGACTTCATGCCGCCCAAGCGACCGATGTAATGCCAATTCTGATTATCATTACTACCATATAACCACATGATTGGTATGCTGCCAGACGTGAGGGAATGGATATAGCCTGTAATGGAATCAGGTACGTTATCTTCATCGAACTTCAAGGTACGAGTAACTATGATACCATGATACTCTGTTGTATCTTTGTAATCGTAACCCTTATCGAGCACCATCACGCTGCCATCCCTATATTGTATGTAGGGGTGTGGGTAGGAATTGATTGCTGTGAGCACGTTCTGTATAAGGAAAGTGCTCCAGGCATTATCCTTGATAGAATAGCAGAGTGCCACCGTATCAGCCGTAGAGGTCTTACTCGTCTGTGTAACATCCAGGCATAAGATGCGAGAGTTCTTATAGTCATAGATGACCTGACAACGCTGGAAGAACTCTATTGGCGAGGAGGTGAAATCTATGAGCTGGCGCATCTGAGCCTTAGTAGACTTGACGGTATCACTATCCTCCTCATTATCATTGAAGAAGTTAAGGAATTTGCCTAGGCCGTAAATATTGAAGCCAGGACCATCTAAGACATCGGACATGGAAACCACCTGTGACTCTGCTATGCGACTGATTGAGCGGTTGGTTGCGAAAAGCACGGACTGATCTAGCTGTGTGATAGACTTCGGATTGCTACAAACCTCACGACTAATTGGGTGGATGCTGCTATAAGTGCCTTTGGAAGAGACTTCCATCGCCCAGATACCATCGGTAGAGAATGCCATTAATGGATACTGGCCGAACTGACCCTGTGAGAGCGCACGCGTGGTGGAGGCAATTCCCTGTATGGTTCCGATACCTACGGTATTGATTCCGTTTAACGGGAAATAGAAGGCATTGTCAGACTCTGATGTATAGATCTTATTGGATAGTTCCACTACATCATCAACCGTATAATCAAACGAATCGATCTTGTATTGTTCTAAATTGTCGGTGAAATCTCCCATGTGCATGGCTCCATTCAGTTCTGCGCATTGTTCAAGAGGGAAGACGAAGATGACATCATTGTCAGAAGAATCCTTACAGAAGATAGCCATTTTATCAGCTCTGGAATCCGGGTAGAATTTGACAAGGTTACTGATCATGAAGACATCAATATCCTGACGAGAGAAGAACCTGTCGCTACTTTCAACATATTTCGTTCCGGAAGTGGTGTTGAGGCTAACTACAATTTTCTGGATTTTATACCTATATTTCAAGTTATCCGTGCTATCATCGTATTTAAGGATGTATAGACCCGGTAACATAACCCAGCCGTTGAATCCTTGAAACAGTTTCTCTTTCATTCCGTACAGGTTGAGGCGGTGGTTATAGACATAGCCACCTTGTGCGAAGAGCGAGTTATGAGTTTTGTAATCATCCTTCATCTGTTCCTGTAATGATACCTGATAGACTGCATTCTTGTCAACAGGTAATTTCTTTGCTGAGCAAATTGCTAAATCTGATAGTTTCAACGAGCAGACCTTGTAAAAAGCAGAGGTGTTCTTTAATTTGTTACGATAGGCATCTTCACTAAGTGATGGGAAATTCACAGTAATAGTTCCTACCTTGTATTTGCTATTTTCTCCTTCTAATTCGTAAAAATGTTGCATTCTTCCCTTTCCAAGCCCATAATTCTTTCTATTTGCTTTTAATGAGGATATTTTCTCTGACGTATCAACGTTAATAACAGGAGGTGTAATGAATACATCTACAGATTTTATAACATCTTTCCATTCTTCAAGTTCTGCTCTTTTTGCGTCCAGTATAGCATATCTTAAATCTACATTTCGTGGATGATAGATAAATGTAGCGTTATCTATATGTACGCTTGATGCATTATTTTTCCCATCATAACGGATTAAGTTATAATCATTTAAAAAGAGTATTTCACTATTAGTCGAACTCGCGTAGTTTGAAGCATTAGCTGATATTACTATGTAGCTGTCTGGAATCTGTACAGGGATGAATACTGGTGAAGAGTGCATAATCATGGAGCCATCAAACATTCTGTAGCAATATCTAACAAAGAAATTTGCGTAGAAACGGCCTTTACGAGCAATAAGATTATTTGTTCGATTGATAAGTGCGTAGATGCTCTGTGTAATATCAGACTGTTTGTCTTCCTTAATTGTTAGAACTTCTGGCTCTTGGTCACCAGCCATATCATTCATCGTTACTCCCACTTTATTGAAAACTTCTTCTTTAGTGTAAGGAGTTTTCTGTAGACTCGAATAAAAACCATTTACGCTTCCTTTAGTATCAATGCCACCATTAGTGTAGTTTTCAGGATAATCATCGGAAATAGAAAAGGCGATTTCTACGAATGGAGGCTTCTGTGGCAGATATTTATAGCCACCATCCACCCATAAAGCATAGTGAATACCATCTGTAGCTACAATGATAAGCGTATTGCCTATGGAATTGACGGAAAGAACCGATGCTTCGTAGTCGAAGGACTTGATAGGGGTTGTTGAACCTAGAGATCCATCCTGAAGGAACCAGTAGATGGCTGATGAGGCTATGGCTATGAGGTGGCGGTAATTGCCAGTTTCGTGGACGTAAAGTATCTTAGCCACTGCACCGTTAATGGTGAGTGGCTGAGAGAGGGGTGTTCCTGTGACAATAGAAGGGCGCAATGCGCCATCATGCAGCTCTAGATTGCCGCAGAGGGATAGCGCACCGTTTTCTACTGCCATTTCATCAGGAGTGAGGCTGAGTCCTTTGTATCTAATTGATTGTTGCATATTTCTTAATGTTTAATATTTTACTATCGGCAATGCTCGCTGTCGGCCCTGTTGACGATAGCCAAAGCTGGACAACTGACGCCATCTACATCGAGATTTATAGTTTCATTTGCCGTAACCAGTTCTATCTGCTTAGTACCAGTAGGAATATTCGGTATATAGCTAAGCAAGAAACTGACGGTAGAAACATTACTGGCATGGAGTTGCCCCTTACGGCCAGACAGTTTGATGCATTCTACTTCTTTAGCTTCAATATCCGGTGTAGACTTAATGACATACATCTGCTTACTAGGCGTATAGAAACAGAAACAAATCTTATCACCCGGATGGAGATCTAGCAGTTTGCAAGGACTAGACCTCAGAGTGATACGCCCAGAGATATTAAGGGCAAGTCCTCGCTTCTGAACGCGAGGACGATTGAGAATAATGACATCATTTGATAGCTTCATGATCTGTAGGTTTGTGGAGCCAGAAACGGAAATAATCGTTTTCGGCATCCTGGTTTCGTACTTTGACGTATTCTCTGGTAACATAGAAATGCTTCTTGCTGAGAGTAGGGTTGAGGCCGTAATCGTTCAGCATCATAGCTGGCTCTACTCTGCCATCGAAGGAAATCTCATACCAGTAGCGGTGGAGAAAGAACCATGGACGAAGACGGACCTCCTGAATGGTGGTGTAATTACTCTTGTCTGCCCGGCACGGTACGATGCTCCAGCTACCATCCTGCCAATGCTCTGTGGTCTCTACTCCACCTGGTGCCATTTCATGTTTCGTGATGATGGACTTCTGAATCTTAACGAGAAGGCAAACATCGGCAGTAAAGACCTTAGCCATCTTGTGATGGCAGAGCATGACGAAGCGGCCTTTCTTATCAGGAAGTAGGCTACGCTGTTTGCCCGGCTTATTGATGACACAGACGGTCGAGAGGAACTTGTGGCGAGCCATGGAGAGAAAATCGGGTAGTTTCGCCTTGGCGTGCATGCGGTCGATGACCTTCTGGACCTTTTTGAAGTTTTTCTCTGCCTGAGTCTCATGAATAGTGACCGGAGATTGAGGTAACTGATCTTTTCCCTTTTGCTCACGAATCTTCTTAACGTTTTCACGAACCTGCTTCTTAGAAGGTATTTCCAGAAGATGACCAGTTTTCTTATCAAGTTTGTATCTTGGTTTTTGCTTTTCCATAATGAGTAGTCTTTAAATGTTGCCAGAGTTGAGGCAAATGATTTCAAAATGATGATTCTCGCAGATGTCGTTTCCGTTTGCCATCTGATGATTGAAGGAGCAAGGAATATGCTTGTTGTACAGATCGCACTGAAGACAATGATCAGGAACATCTTTCTGTTCTTTGCTACCAACTTCATTATCTATTGGCTTACTGGGTACAGCCCTAACAACACGACCGAAATGGTCATAGAGTTGACCGGGAACGATAAAGGTAGCCTCACGGAGGGATGGGAGATTGTAACCCATCTGACGGATAAACCAGAGGCGTAGGTAAATGATAAAACGTTTCAACTTTTTCATATAGAATGATGTTATATATTAATAATGTGGGTAAAGGTACGAGAAAAATGAGGATAAAAAGTGATAACTTGCGCAACTTCGGCCATAGTAGACCGAAATGCGCAAGAATACTACTTATTTTTCGGATTTATCATCTTTTTTCTCGCTAGAAGTTGATTTATGTTCGAAAACATCCATAATATTAGTCTCGTTGAGGCCTTTGACCTCGTAATCTATCATGGTTTTACCCATCACCTCGTCAATATAGCGGCGAGCACGTTCAAGACTCTTTGCCTGGACGAGATAGGTAACGTAGGAACGTTTCTCCTTTTCACTCTTCTCATCAATGGTGATGAAGGCAAGACGAGCCTTGAACCAGAGATCATCATCGCTGATGTCGGAGAAGAAGATTTCTCCATAGGCAGCTCTGTTGATGTTATCTACCCTCAGTTCACCAGAGACGTAGACTGCCATTTCTTCAATGATTTTTGCTTCTGCTTCGGTGAAAGAGAGCGCATCTACAGTGTAATGTTCCGTTGTCATTTTTTCGGAGCCATCTTCACGTGTTTTTTCGTATCTTACTTTGCACTCAAACCAGGTAGAGGAGCGAGAGCGGAGAGATTGAAAATTACCTGTTCCGATGATTTTTTCAGTTGCTTTGTTTACTTTGGCTTCAACATTTTTTGCTGACTCTTCTTTCTTTTCTGATTTTTTCATAATTCTTTGTTTTTTATTTGTTATACAATATTTTATTGATTTCTTCGTCTGAGAGAGGTTTTCCATCCTTGCCGATATACTTTTTCATCCTGAAGATCATTGTACCGGGTGTGGGATTTCGTAAGTAATCATTAAACATCACATTCGCCAGTTCTTCATCAGTGGACTGGAAGAGGCTATGAGGAGGGCATTTGTATGGACGCTCCATGACATGGTACTGAATGGTGTAGCCTTGTTTGCGAAAGTCTTCTTCCTGAAAATGGATGAGTTGCTTATCAATCTTTGATTCTTTCTCCTTGATGGTATTAAAGAGAGTCTTCACCAGTTCTTTGTCAGGCTCAGGCTTCTTCTTCTCTGAGAAATACTGCTTAGTTGCTACCCGAAGTTCAGCTACCAGGATAAAGAAGTTCCCATTGTCAGTTTGCGGTACGTTTTGGGGTTCAACCTTCATGATGGTTTCGTCAACGCGCTTTTCCAGTTCAATGGATTTGCGTAGGACGCCTTTATCTCTGTGTGCCCAATACTGCTTTTCTAATGTTCGCATAGAAGCTACTAGCTTACGAAATGCGAGGGCTGCCTGTTCACTCATATTACTTGATGCCTAATGTTTTCTTAATCTTATTGATGCGCTCCTGTTCTATAGGGAGGAGTTTGCCAAGTTCGTCTATCCGGCAGAGGAGCCTGAGATTTGGCTTAATGGTAATCCACTTGTGAAGACCATCGTGCTCACGCTTTATCTGTCGAAGTTGGGCTTCTTGCAGTCTTTCGTGCAAATGCTGCTCATGACGAAGTTTACTGATTTCGTTCTGTATTCTGTCCATTTGCATATTCTTCTTCTGATGGGCATTTAATGTATAATGAATCCCATTGGTCTCTACCTACAAATTCAAGTGCTTTATCTACATCTTCAACACAAACAAAATCTAAGTCCATTTTGTTTGGCATATTGCTAATAAATGTATAGCCTCTAGCACATGATTGCATGTATTCCTTAAAATGCTTCTTCTCTTCCTTAGAGAGGTAGGAAGGACGACTGACAAGACGTTCCTCAAAGTGATCAAATAATCTCACATTATCATCATTAATTTTCTTTACGAATGAGGAGAATGAACGAATAGCTTCATCCATTTTCTTTGAAGACTTATCTTTATTCAAATTGAAATCTGCAAATTCTACCTTGAGCATTGATAGAGCTTCTTCCGTATCTTTCAAACGAGATATTTTTTTGTTGACAGTATCGGAAGCAGAAGCTAACACCTCTAGAGATCTTTCTAGATTGGCATCATTTTTCTTGATAGCCTCTCTGTATTTGATAAGTTCATCACGCTGCTCTTGAATAATTCGACTTAAACGCTTGTTCCTGTCATCAAAGCGAACTTTGAAGTTCTTGTCTCTTAACGTGCAAGAAATGATGCCTAGCGTGATAATGAAGACCACGCTCAGGCATATAATTAATGTTATTGTTACTTCCATAATTGTATTTTTTATTGTTCACACTTTTGAATTATCTGTGCAAGAATGCTTTCAACACCCTTTGGCTTGAAGAAGCGATTGGCATTGAGGAGAGACAGGGCTTCTTTTGCATTCTTGTTGATCAATGGCAAACGACCTGCTTGATTCTTATAACTTTTATAATCCGCTTCTAATTGTCGCTTATACGCCTTGCCTTTGTCTAGATAGGCTGCTTCAAGTGCTTCTTCCTTCTCCTTATATTCAGAAATGAGTGCTTCTTGCTTTTTGGCGTATTCATCATCGAGAGACTTTTCCTTGTAAGCCAACTTTTTTTCTTTCTCCTTGTATTCCTGAACAGAGGATTCGTAACTTTCGCGTGAATCGTCTCGCTGCTTGATGCTACGGTTTATCTCGTCCTTCATTTGATCTTCAATTTTCAAGCGCACATCTTCAAAGCCAAGGTAAGACTCAGAGGTCTCAACTGTGCGTCTTGGCTTATCGTCTCGTGAATAAAGATGATCTGTTTGACTACCACAAATTATGTCAAACGTGGATCTCTCATACTCTATTTGCACTTCCTTGCGGATGATAACTCTGGAACCGTCTTTTAGGGAAGCGATGGTCTTATCCTTCTCTTTTACGGTCTCTTCTAATTCCTTTACTCGATTCTTCAAGGTTTCGAACTCTGAATAATCTACATTTACTATAGCCATAATTGTTATGATTTAAATTTAACTTTTATATATTTTAGCATTCTCTATTGGGATGTCGTACCACGGAAGGGAATAGCCTTTATCTTTCATTTCTTCTGGCAATTGACAGCGATAATATTGACCATTGAAATTCAACCATACATCACTCACCTCCAAAATCGTACCTGCTGGAAGCTCTGGCTTCGGCTTAAACCATGGGCGTGGATATTTGGTTGTTTCGTGAACATCCTGAGCGCACTTTGTTGGTTTGATTATTTTTATCTTCATTACTTTTTCTTTGTTTTACGTTTGGTGTAATTAATGTTTTCTATCTGATTTTCGAAGAATGCGATACGTCTATTTAATCTTCGGAGGATGGCACTTCTGATGTAGCGGATTGCTTCTGCATCGAGATACTTGGTGATGTCTTCGTTTCCATCACTGCTTATTCCCTGGAGGGATATATCCAGCTTTACAGGGCTTATTAGTATAGACATTTCGTTTGATGCATCAACTTCTTCTACAAGATCTCTGATTATGGTAAGCTCTTCGATGGAATTGAAGTATTTGCCTACGGAGTCGATGGTGTTACGCATTTCTTCATATTCTTCCTTTGTCATACGCTATACCTCCATTTCTGAGTTTAGATCAAGGAATAAAAGAATATGTTGTAACTCATGCAAATATTTGAAGTTGCATAAATGTACACCTCTCCAATACATAGTCCAATTCTTCACATTTTTCCAGATTTCATAACAATCATTTTCTATATGTTGGTAAATATGGCTATGATTGACTACTGGGCTATAGCCGTTCTTCTCTAGTATGGAAGGAGTAAGAGGGATAGGAACAATATCCTTCACCCATGCACCACTATCACAAAATAGAAATCCATCATCTTCAATGTTTTTTCCTTTTGGGTTGGAAAGAGTGACAGAACCTTTCAGTTCAGTGAATGCATTTCCATCTTCCACTGCTCTATATTTTTCAGCATTACTTTCTGTGACCTGGTAAACGATGCCCTTTTTGGTTCCGATAGGAATGCCGTTTGTCATAACCAGATCACATGGTATATAAATTGTCTTTTCCATATTCTTGCTTTGATATTTTACATATTTTTTATGGGACCATCGATAGAATCGCTGGGAACGGTGGTTTTTTATTCCCTTAATTGTTTGTCTATTGCTTCCTGAGCAAGGATTTGCTGCCAGTTGGCTTCATGATAATTTCTAGCCTCCTGTTTTTCAGAGAGCTTCGGATCGTAGCCACCGAAACAATAGGTGTCCCATTTCTCATACTCCTTCATCGTATGTGGAGGCTTGGAGCCAGGAGTGGCAGGGATGTACTCCTTGGCGAACTTCTTAGGCAGGAGGGTTGCTATTGTTGAGGCTACTGGGTCGATGACTTCGTATTTGAAAATACGGCTCTTTCCTTTTGCTGGAGAGTTGTGGACTGATCTTGCCCAGCAGATGTTTCCCCTGTAGCGTGACATGAGGCCAGAGAAATAATAGGGTTTCCAAATCCGATTGTCCCGGAAAGCCCAGCAGACGCCTGTAGGGGAATCTACGTTATAATTAGCACTATCTGACTTCCAGCAATGGTTGTAGCCGAGGTCGCTGATGTGGCTATGTACACAGAACTTACACATCCTCATTTCCTCCTGATCAGCAACCGATGGTGTTGGCTGCATCAGGTTTTGTTTGATGTAATTGCCCATAGATGTATGATTTTAAAGTTCAACCTTTGCATCAGCATCTTCCTCATCGTAATTACAATACGGAGTGATTACGATAGTGATGTTCTCGTCAATACGGAAGTATGCATAAACCGCGCTATTTTTTTTAGCTTTTGAGAGAAGTGTAATGTGATCCTTACCCAGAAGCAATAAACCATCAATTATTGCTTTTATATGACTATTATTAATAAAGAATCCATCCAGTTCTATGACTGCATTATATTCTGGTTCAATGCATTTTCTGATATTTCGCTTGAAAAAACCAAAACCATCGCAGGAAGGACAGTCAAAATCTTTATAATGGGTATTCCCTTTCTTGTCTAGATACTCCCATTCTACAGAACCTGTCCCATTACATTCTTTGCAATCTTCTGAATCATATTCCTCAGTTTCTACTTTTGGCAGAGAATCGTATGCCTTCTGTATGCTTAACAGAGGAATATTCAGTTCTTGCTCTACAGGTGGCAATTCGATGTTAAACCGTTTTGTTTTCTCATACTCGCCTTGGCAGACTTCTGCATTGACGTAGATAGCTTTGTGGCCATCAGTAGCAAAAACATTGTTGTCTTTGAGAAGAGGCATTGCAGAGAAGGTTCCTTTGCTGTAGAACAGTCCGAGTAGTTTCTGTTCGTCTATATTTTCATATCCTATCATAGTTCATCCTCCTTGGTAGTTTTACGTTTCCATTCCCCACAACATTCCCAGTGGAAGCGATGATGGCCGAAGCCGTTGCATGTTCCGCTGTACTTACTGTTTGCTGTAGGCCGGAAAAACTTGCAGCTCTTGCAAGAGCGATTGCGGTGAGTGTAAACTAGATAGATGAATGTGCTGGCCATAACTACAAGGCACACCATGATGATGATAAATCCGATTTCCATATTACTTCTTGTTTTTAATGATTTTGTTTAATACTTGCTTGTTGTGCTCTGTATCATCGATGCTCTGATGATAAGAACTTATTTCCTTAAGGAGGCCTAAATCAACTGACAGCATGTAATCATTGACTACTTTGATAAAGTCTTCCAGGGAGCGACAGAGGGCGTATTTATAGCCAGCACACTGCCAGTAGTCCTGGAAACGTTTTTGATGAACTGTCTGATTGTTTGTCTTGCCATACTTCAGTTCGATGCCCAAGCCATGGAATACTTCTGTACCCCTGTTTAAATATCCGTTTTTGCCATTCTTGTATGAAGGGAGAGCCAGGATGAGATCTGGAACACCCGGCACAACTCCTGATGCAGCGTTGATGGCTATCTTCTTGCCACTGGTAGCACCATCAGCCTCATTCTTTGGATGGAAGAGGAGAGAGGCATAAGCCGGGTACTGAAGCCGGAACCAGCGTACACAAGCTATCTGTAGCTGCCCTTCATGTTGCACCTTCTTCTGTTTGGTAGCAGATTTCTTGGTGTATTCAGGATAATTGCCGTTTAGGCGGTCGATTAATTCTTGTCTGTCCATAATCGTATGAATTAAATTGTTTGTTACTTGTATCTTAGTCGCCGAGGATAGACTGGACATAACTCTGTGTCTTATCATCCAAGTCGGCCAGTGACTGTTCTTCTTCTGCCACCGATGGATTCCAGACGATGCCCAGTTTGGCTAGAGTGCCATTCTTGTAGGCATCTTTTACCATCTTTGCCATGGAACCATTCGGGTTCTTCTTGGCGGCTTCTATCCAGCCTAGATACTTCTGCCGTAGGGCTTCGGTCTGTTCTTTCTCCAATTCCTTCTTGCGCTCTTCTTTCATTCTCAGGCGAGCTTCTATTTCCTCGTTGGTCTCTTCGCGTTGAGGCTGTGGAGGAGAAGGTGGTGGAGAACTTGAATGCTGCGGCTTCTTCCCGGCTGAGGCTACAACTGTAGGATTGTCGAAAGTTCCTTCCATCAGAGCCTCGTAGTTCTTCGGATTGAAGATCCAGTTGAAGGAGATATAGCATCCACCATCCTTGCGCCCTGAGAGAAGATCGGAGTTGAGAGCCTTGCGAAGCATCGGTTCTATATCCTCGAAGGAATAGTCTGAGATAAACTTTGCCACCATCTTCTTGCGGTCGGGAGTCATCTTTGAAATTGGCTTGACCTGCGTGCCTAGAAAGAGGCGATTGAAGAGTCTTAGCACTTCCGAGAACTGAACTTCCGGATCCAGCGACTTTTTTTCTTTTTCTTTTTTTTGTGTGTGGGTGTGGGCTTTCTCCTTTCTTTGTTTGTTTTCTTTTATAGGGGGTTCGGGGGAAATGTTTTCTTTTATTTGTTTCTTTCCTCTTACTTCTGTGCCCTTACCCTTGCCCTTGTCTGTGCCCTCAACTTCGGCAGAATCTTCGGAATCACCTTTATTTAAAGGGGTTTCGGGATTGTTAATCTGTGCCCTAGACTGTGCCTTTTGGTGTGCCCCTTGTTTAGGGTGTGCCCTAGAGCGTGCCCCATCTTTGCCCTTAATCGTGCCCCTATCTGTGCCCTTGTTATCTTGAAGATACGCTGCACAATCTTGTGTATCAGTAACTTGCGAAGTTAAAATCTGTGCCCCTGATTGTGCCCCTATCTGTGCCCTAAAGAGTGCCCCATTCTGTGCCCCTAGTGGATTTTGGTATGGTAGTATGCAGTGGGAGAGTGGATGCGAACTGTTAACATACACTATTGTTGAGGCTTTTGGAGAGCTGCATTTCGTGATGATTCGTTCCTGTATGAGAACATCGATGGCACAGCGGATAGACTTGACCGAGGTATGAAGCCGATCAGCCAACAGGCGTAAGGAGAGTGTAGCAGCGGAAGCCTCATTGTGGGTGGCAGACAGGAGCACGTAGATGAGCACCTGTACCACCACCGGACGATGAAAATAACGCCACTGCAGCAGCTCTGGAGTAAGAATGTAGCCATCTGTTTTCATTTGCTGTTTCTTTTATTTGGAATATAGAATTTACTATCTTATTTCTTTTCTTCTGCCTCAATAGCCCGGAATATCTTGTAGGCCACCTGAGGGACCCATGCATTGCCGTAGGCCTTTATTGATTCTGCTCGCCATTTAGG